CAGCAGTTAGTGTCCCGTTTGGTGCAGTGTCGGCATCTGCAACTCTTGTGGCATTGTAAATACTCCAAGGAGACGCAAAATCTTCGCTGGGAAACACCAAATTCGTCCTCTGCTCCTCAATCAGCAGCCCACGAGCAGCCAGCGTTACGGGGTCGTAGTCGAACCGCGCAACGTCGTTTGCCGCAGTGCTCAGAACTCCAGCGCTGTTGAAGTACGTCGCGCTGCTTGCCCGCGTGAACGTAATGCGCGGATCCAGGCTGGAGACACCCACGAAGTTGAGCCTTAGCGTGGGCAAGCAGCCACCGCTGGGCGCGCACAGCGCCATCGAAAGAGAGGACAGCTGCATATCAATACAACGCGACGATGGAGGAGGCGGTTGTGCTAGTGTTCCGGACACGGCGCACGCGCACCGGCAAGATGGTGCCGCCAATTAGGCCAACAAACAGAACCGTTCCGCCGTCCTGCAGGTCAACGTTGACGTCGCCGGAGGCGCCGATGTAGAGGCCACGGGCCAGCTGTGTCAGGTCGGTGTTGTCGTTGGGCGTGACAGCGGCGGCGTACTCGGCCGGCGATGCGCTGTTGCCTGTGAAGAATGTTGGCGTTGGCATGCTGTGTGTCCTTTATGCTGCTGGTGTGCTGTAGCCCTGCAGAGCACTCATCACGTCGGTGAGGCCCTGGGGGTTGATCTCGCTGGCAGTCTTCGCGCTGGCCACCATCTGCGGTGCCTGGGCTGCCATCTGCATTGCTTGCTGCTGTTTGGCGCGCTGCTCTCGAGCCATGGCGACCTGGTCGTCGGGGACGATGATCTCGGGGTTGACGCCGAACATGTCGCCGTAGTCGTCGACCACCTGGTCGAAGTTGATCTTGTCCAGGATCTCTGGCTTGAGCTGGGCGATCTGTCCCACCGTGCCCAGCAGTCGATCAACACCCTGAGCCGCCACAGCACGCTGTGCCTGGGCCAACACCGAGATGAACTCGACATCGAGCTCCATGCCTTGCATAGCCGCGGGCGCCGGTGGCAGTACGTTGGCCCGCACCAGGTAGTCGAACGTGTTATCGATCAGCGGCTGCAGCAGTTCATTGTGCAAGCGCTCGAGCACAGGTCCCAGCATCAGCAGCTTTTCCTCGTGGCGCTCGGCCACCTCGGTCGCCGTGATGCCTGAGCGCGTGTCGTTGGCCAGCATCAGGAACAGGTCGGCGTAGTACGTTGTCTTGATCCGCTCGCGCACGTCCTGGATGTCCATCAGCAAGTGCTGCAGGTTCAGGTTGACCTCGAACGCAGAGCGCACTGTCTGAGCCGGCCCGCTGTTGTCCACGTACATGACACCACCAGGCAGTCGCCCACGGGCGGCGTCCTTGTACGCAGTCGGCACCACGATCGGCGGGTTGGTCTGGTAGTCGATGCCCTGCGCCTTGCGCAGTTGCTGAAATTGCAGCTGCTTGACGTCACCGAGCGCATCCATGCCGGGGCTCGAGCCATAGGCATCGTTACCGCTCACGTTCCAGCGAGGGCAAAGTGCCGGGAAGCGCTTGAACCCTGACTCGCTCAGGTATTTGCCATCGCCGACCTGGCTGGGCTCGAAATACTTCGAGCTGAACCGCATGTTCTTGCCGTCGAGCTTGCCCTGGTCGCGGTCCGCGTTGGGCTCGATGATGTGGACGACCTCGACCCACTTGTCGTAGGAACCGCTGTCGTACATCGCGCGGGTGGCCGGGGAGACGTTCTCCTTGCCAAACTGGCGCACCGCCTGCACGACCGTCATCTCGAAGTCGCGTACTAGGGTGTCGACCTGGCCCTTGTGATTCGTTGCCAATGCAAACGAGCCCACGGGCAGCGGGTAGTGGTGCAGGACGTTCTCGAAGTCGGGCAGCATGACGGTAACCGCGGTGCCAAAGAGGCCCAGGTCCTCGTAGACCGTGTGCAGGCTGCGGTAGGTGTTGCTGGCGCTGAACACCGAGCGCATCAGCTCGGTGACCTTGTTCAGCCAGATTTTGACGTCGCCCTGCTCCATCAGCGCCTTGTCGGACAAGGCCAGGCGGAACCAGGGGCGGGCCGGGCTTGTGACACCTGACATCAAGCCGGCAGCCAAAATGCGCAGCGACTGGGTCGCCGTGCTGTCGTAGATCAGGTTGTGTCGCTTCTCGCCGCGGTTGCGGTCCGTGATCAGGAAACGCCCAGCGCGGGGCTGCTGGTACTCACTAAGCTCGCGCCAGTGAGTGAGCCAGGACGAGCGCTCGGACCATAGGCCCTGCTTGCGCTGCATGTCCTTCTGGATGGGCGTCTGCTCTGCCATCAGCTGCCCAGCAACGTCACGCCGCCACCGCCCAGGTTGTTGGCTGCCACGCCTGAGGGCCCCGTCAGCAGCGTGCCACCAGCGCCGGCCATGTTGGCACGACGACGGGCCGCAGCGTTCAGGCTGGAGTCAGCTGGTTTGCTCTCCTGAGGAGGGGGAGGAGGCGGAGGGATGTCGGGCGATGACATGCACATGTGGCGGCCTTGTGAGTGCTTTGGATCGCACTGTAGCCGTGCAGTTCTGCGCTATCCGCACCTACTTGAACGGCTGATAGTCCAGCACGTCCTCGCGTGCCTGGGCGCTGCGGTACGCACCGAGCTGGCCCTGATCCTTCTGCACGGGGAATGCAAACGTCAGCGCCAGGGCATCGCCCAGATCGGGGGACGGCAGCCCACGTGCCTTGATGGCGTCCTTGCTTTCGAGACATATCTGATCGCTCGCGTTGAATCGATAGGTGGGCGCCGCCAGGTCCTGCTTGAGCGACACGTCGTTGGGGATCGAGCCGCCGGCCAGCACCCACTCGCGCATCTCGAACCACATCTCGGAGCGCTTGTTGATGTAGCGCAGCTTGGTGGGCTTGCCGCCGAAGTGCACACCGATCACGTCATGCCCCAGCTGCCGGAGGCGATCGATTACGCCGGACCCATTGCCCTCGTCAATGAACACCGCGTCCGGGTTCCAGGTCTCGATCTCGTGGGCCACGTGACTGGCCAGGGTCATGTTGTCGATGCCGCGGAAGACTCGAGGCTTCCAGGTTGCCAGGCCCTGGCGGGCAAAGATCACGCTGCGATCGTCGCCGAACCTGGCCGGGTCCACGCCCAGAATGCGAGGCGCAAAACTGAACATGTCATCGCGCAGCTGGCGCCGCACGGCTTCCTCGATGTCCGTCAGACTGAGCAGCTGGTCGTCGCCGGCCGCGCTGAAGTCACACAAGAACTCTCGAGCGAACGAGGTTTCAGGCAGCGAGGCGCGAAGCCGCTCCACCTCATCGGCATCGAGCGCGTCGGTGTCGTACACCGTGTAGAGCGCGCTGTGCCAGTCCGGCAGGCTCCTGGCGCGATAGAACAGGTCGCTGAAGAGGTTGACGCCGTTCGGTGTGCCGATGAACAGGGCGAACCCTTTGCGGTCCGCCAGGGCCGGCTGCAGCACGTCCAGCCACACCTCGGGCTTGATCTGTGCCACCTCGTCGATGACGCAGCCATCGAGGCGCACGCCGCGCATTGCGTCCGGGTTGTCGGCGCCGTAGATCCTGATCATCGAGCCGTTGGTCGTGAACCGGACCCAGAGCTCAGACTCGTTGACCTCGACCAGGCCGTGCTGCAGCAAGGGGCTCACCTTCTGCTTGAGCCGGGTCCAGGCGATCGCCTTGGCCTGCTTCAGCAGTGGTGCGACGTAGAAGAACAGCCCCAAGTCCTTGCTGAACCGCAGCGCCTGGTCGAGCAGCTCGGCCAGCGCCATTTCGGTCTTGCCGGCCCGTCGGTGCAGCGCCAGCACCGTGAAGCGCTTGCGGTCCAGGTGGCATTGTTTCTGCCAGGGTCGAGGCCTGTAGCCCAGGTCAATGACCGTCATGCCAAGTCGGAGTTGTCGTCCGCCCGCGGCACGCCGGTGGCAATGATGACCTGCGCCGCAGGCAACGCCGAACCATCCGCACCCGTGAGCTCCTTGCGCTCGGCATACACCGTCTTGCGTCGGCCCTTGAGCACAAGAGCCAGCAAAGCGTCGCTGTAGACGCGTTCGCTACCCACCAGGCTACCCTGGTGCCAGACACCCTTTTCTGTGCCCTCCACGGCCCTTCTGAAGGCTTCCTGCTCGGCTTTGTCGATGCCCTCCTCCATCGCATCGTCCCAGGAGCTGGCAAATGCCACATCCACCTCGCGAGCTCGATAGGCTGTCGAACGTTCAATGCCCACGGCGCCGCAAGCACGCGAGACAACCGGCACCTCGCGCAGCGAAGCCAGAAAGGCGGGTTTCCAGTTGAAGGGGTGATGGGCCATGAGTCGATCTTCCATGTTTATCAATCTGCTATCCGCACCTTGAACGATGCCGGAGTCTGTGCGCGGATTCGGCACTTGACGATGTCGCGCACGGTCGACTTGCTGATCCCGCCAGGGATGTCGTCGAACTTTTCAGCGATCTGCCGGTAGCTCAATCCCAACTCTCTGAGCTCCAGGATCTGGTCGATGTCTGCATCGGTAAGTTTTGCGCGATGGTGTGTTTCGCCGACTCGACAGCCCCGATCGTTGAACGCCAGTGTCCGTTTCATCTCGCAATCCCACCTTTCCAGGCTTTCTGCAAAATTCTGCACAATCACCACGTTTTACCCCCCGCTTCACTGCAACGTGCAACGTCCCCCATAGGGTGACGTTGCGTTGCGTTGCAGTTTTTGAAGCTGCGCAACACTGCAACACGGTGCAACGTTGCAGTCGCGTTGCAGTGTTGCAGTGTCTGTATGCAAATTTCTGCACGTTCAGCACACAGAAATGCAGCCATCTTCACCAATCCAATAGGGTGCTTCGTCCCCATTGCAAAGCGCATCAAGAGCCCTTCTGACCCTTTGCTTACGTGAATCTCGCTTGCCCTCGGCTGGTGCATCCATCCGTTTGACCGACTCCGCGATGACCGGACCGACCTCGATGCCACTGGTCTGCGCAACCGCAAACTCCTGGATCACCGCGTTGACCACCGCCTCCACCGGCCCCAGCTTTTTGCTAGCCACGCCTGGCACTGGAACAGCGGCCTCGATCACCACGCAGCTCGTGATGGGGTCGAGGTCCTCATCGATGCCAATCTCCACCACCTCAAGATCAAAGCCCCAGACCTGGCCGTCCTCGCCGTCCTTGCTCTTGGTGAGCTTGAGTGAGCGGCCTGTGGCCTCGCGCACCACCTCGAGCTCTGCATCAGCGGCAGCACGCAGGCCCGACCAGCCCCGGGCGCCCTTGCTGGCATCCTTGCCCGCGTGGTGAATCAAAATGATCATCGCGCCCGTCACTTCGTGGATGCGCTTGCAGTGCGTGAGCGCCTTGCCCACGTCCTCGCCAGCGTTCTCGTTCGCCCCTGGCATGACCTGGGCAAATGTGTCGACGATGATCAGGTCCGCCCCGCCCCAGGCCTTCACTGACCTGGCCACGTCCACGGCGTCCTGCTTCTCCATCATGTTGGGCGCGGCGTGGATCACACCGATGTCGACCGTCGAGAGATCGACACTGTTCTGCTTGGCATAGGCCACCAGGCGCTTGCGGAAGCCACCCGCGCCCTCGGCAGCAATGTAGGCCACCCTGCCCTTGCGGACCTTGCAGCCACGCCAGGGCACACCGCGAGCGATCGCTGCGGCCATGTCGAGCGCCATGAAGCTCTTGCCTGAACCGCTGGCGCCGTACATCACCACGAGCTCTGCCTGGGGCAGCACACCCTTGATCACCCAGGTTGGCGGCGCAACAGAAGCAAACTCGTGCGCAGGCATGACCTGGAACCGCAGCGACTCGGGGGTGTCCACGTTCTGGACATCCTCGACCAGGGTCTCAAACTCGTCGGCCGAGGCCGGCGCGTTGAGCGTGATGCGCCCGCCGTGCAGATTGGCCAGGCGCACCAGGCTGCGGCCAGTAACCTGGGCCCCGCCACCCTTGCCGAACGATCTCCAGCGCTCCTCGACATACTCGCGGCTGCTGTACTTGCCCGAGCGCTGGCTCCACTCATCCCAGACCTCGAGGCCATCGCCCCGGGTTTCGCAGTGGATGGCCATGCCCACCTGCAGCCAGTCGTCGTAATGCAGATCGCTCGGCAGTGCGTCGAGGCATTCCTGGATCTTGGCTCCTGTCAGGCCTGCAGGCTCACCCGATGAGCCCGTCTCGAGGGGCTCTCGCTCTCGAGCGAAACGCGACTTGTGCAGTGCGTAGACCTCATCGCTGAGAACAGCGATCGCATCGTCGTTTCCCAGGAGCTCAGTGATGTCGAGGGTATTCCCTGTAAACGTCACGAATCCGCGGGTGCTGAAGACCTCCATGCCGAAGTCTTCACCGCGGATGCTCTTACCGTTGCCAAGGTCGCCCTTGAAGAAGACGCGGATGCCCTGGCCGCTGGGGCTGAACTCGGCGTAGGTGTTCTCGAGCAGCGCCTCGACCTCGGGGTGGATCTTGCCGGCAGTGATGCAGTTGTCGAAATCGAGAGCGCAGATGCCCCACTTCTGCAGGGCTGCGAAGCCCACGCCGTCGAACCCTCGGCGGGCTGCCGCGGCTTTGGCCGCGTCGAACGTGACCAGGTTGCTGATGTCGGCCGGCCCGCCTTGCTCGCCGTGGCGCTTGCCACCAGTCGCGTAGTACGGGACCTTGCGGGGCTTGCCGCCACCAGGCACTGCCTCGAAGCGCCAGATGACCCAGGCCTGGAGATCACGGATTGCGGAGGGTGCCTCGACGTTGCGCAAGTGAGGGGTGATGTGTTGCACGGTGCTCCCCATCACTGACTTCCAGTCAGGGGATCAATCCGTTCCTGGTTGCCACCCGGGCCAACAGGCCCCGAGATCCACTGTGCATCGACGATCTCACCGCGGATGCCCACCGGCGCGATGTTCACGCGCAGCGGCCCACGAATGACCCAAGCAATGATAGGTTCCCGGTGCAGGCCCCCGGCGGCGGACTTCCGAACTGCGTAGTACCCAGCCAGAGCTGGGATGACGTTCAGTGACATTTTCGGCTTTCATAAAAGAAGCCCTGGAGAGAACCCCGGTTGTCACACCCCGGGCTGCACCCGGTTGGGGCCCTCTCCAGGGCTTGCAGATTGACGGTGTGACAACTTGACTTTAGCAGAATGCAAAGTCTTGTAGTTAAAAAGAACGGCCCTTCTGTTCTGCAATCAGAGCCTCTTTTTGCTTGTTGCGCTTGGGCAAAGGAAGCCACGCAACATAGAACCCATCATCGGACCAAGGGCCCGTTGTGTGAATGCCACCGATCGTGAGCAGCTGGACCTTGGCGCCAGCGCTGGGCCGAGGGTCACCTGCCGCGGGGTAGAAGTATTCGGCCATGCCGGCCTGGTATTTAATCTCGCCCATCAGACCTCGACGCAATGAACGCGCAGCCAGGCGGGACACAGCGACACCTCGCCACGCAGCCTGGCCAGCTCGGTGTAGTGGCCGATCCATGCGTCCTGCTCTCTGCCAACGAGGTAGAGAATGTTTCCGCTGGGAAGCATCAACCGCATGCCGACACGCAACCGACGGACAATCATTCGTCGCGATACCGCCCGTTCGCCTGCATCAGCGCGGCAATGAACATGCCCGCGCCCACACCCAGCCACAGCAAACAAAGCATCTCGATCCAGCTCATGTTCCAGTCTCCAGGTTCTGAACCCCCACGATCGGGAATTCGCTGATGAGGGCGCGCTCGCCCAGGCAGCGCTGTGCGAACTCGCACGCGCGACATGCTGCGACGATGTCGGTGCGGTAGACGACCGGCAGGCGCCCCTTGCTGGCCCTGGCCATGACCTTGGTCTCGCGCTCGATCGCGGCGCCCAGGTCAGCCGAGGCCTGGCGGTGTCCGCCCGACAGTTGGTACAGGTAGCCCCTGCTGGTGCCACACCGCTCGGCCAGCAGCTGCTGCTCATCGGAGGTCGCAAGCGACATCCAGTTCTTGATGATGGAGATCGTTTTCATGGCTCGAATCTTATAGCATTCTGTAAAGCCCTTGCAGCAAATTGCGTGAATTGGTAGGGTGTCCCGATGAAGTCCGTGTATGAAACCCGCCGGGTGAACCTGCGCGCCCTGATCAATCAGTGGGGCGGGCCCACCAGCCTGTCGCGAAAGCTGGGTCACTCGAACGGCAGCTACATTGCCCAGATCGCAGGACCCCACCCCTCTCGCGAGATCAGCGAGAAGGTGGCGCGAGAGGTCGAGAGTAAGCTGGGGCTGCCCCTTGGCTGGCTCGACCAGGAGCACCCGGGAGGTGCGACGCAGCTCAATGACGAGTCATTAACAGAGTGCGTCAAGGCAGTGGCAACCGTATTACGTGACGTGGGTCTCAGACCCGACCCTGAGACTTATGCCAGCCTTGTTCAATTGACTTATGACAGAGCCAAGCTGCTGGGTCGGATCGATGAGCAGCACATCAAAAAACTGACCGACTTAGTCCGAGGGAGCGGGAAATGAGCAACGAAGAGATCCAACAAAGGATTGCGTACCTGGTCGAACATGGGGGCCTTTACGACGACCCCCTGGCCGACATACGCAAGACCGCACGCACCGCAGTCTGGCTAGCCGCGGCGACGCTTGTCGTCCTGGCAATGGTGTTGATCTTTCACCCATAGCGCGTTGCTGTTTCGTTGAAAAGGCCCGGTTATTCCGGGCTTTTTCTTGTCCGAGAGTTTTAGCATGTGCTACAGTCTAGGCGTCGGTTGGGGATTAATGGCAAGAGTGCGTTGGGTAAGTCGTCTGGCATCACTGCACTACAGGCGCACCGGCAAGACGGTTCTGACTGATCTCCGACTGACACCTTGAGAAACCTGGAGCAAGACATGGACAAACAGCAATTCCTCGATAAGACCCTCGTCCACATGGGTGAGGCCTGGAAAGTGATCGGTGTTGGGGCCCAGCGCGACGGCGCCACCTTTTGCCATCTGCTCAACTTGCATCGTGGATTTCAGCAAAAGAACGGATGGGTAGGAGCCCAGATCAACAGCTGGGTCGACACCGAGGTTCTGATAACTGCGGCCAAGGCCTGACAAATCACCAGGGGCGCCTGCCCCTTAACGAAAGCACATCATGACCACACCAACCCCCGCCCAGCAGCTGCTGGCAGATCTGAAACCCGTCTTCGACCGCTGCCGCGAGCGGCTCGCAACCCTAGACCCCGAGCTCCTGGCCGGCCTGCAGGCCCTCGACGTGCTCGAGGACCTGGTCGAGCTGCACAAGTCTTGGTTCGGCTTCATCGACAGTGATGAAGAGCACGACGCCCTGGCGCGGATCGTCCGCCGTGCCGTCGACACCCTTAACCAGGCCTTCCCAAAATGAGCCAAACCCGCCAAGCCCATCTTCTGAGCCTGCTGGCTCACGGCCACCCCTTCAAGATCGCTGTCCTGCTGACGGCCATCCTGTTTGACGTCCCCACTCACGTCGTCGAGCGTGAGTTCTATCGCTAACTTCTGAAAGCCCAACATGTACCACGACGATTTTGAACCCAAGGAATACACCCCCTCCCGCACCGAGCGCGTCCTCAGCTGGTGCCTTGCCACAGCTCTTGGCGTGGTCTTTGGCCTGTTGCTTGTGTTTGGACTTTCCACATGACCACCATTCAAAAAACAGACGCCTGGGAACTGGAAGTCGAGACAAAACCCGGGCCATACGGCACCACCGTCGTCTTTTTGTCTTACGTGCCGACGGCCCGAAGGCCCGAAAAGCAAACGCAGTTCAAGCTCCTGCTACAACGGGATGGGCTCGAGACCCTTCAAAAAGTTTTGTCTGACGCTTTAGCATCCGCTACACTTTGAATCTCAATTGCCAAAGGACACAGCCATGATCCAAGTTACTCTCACGTTCAAAACGATCGAAGCTGCACGCGCTGCGCTGCTCGAGATCCCGCTCTCCGCCCTGGTCGGCGGACCCGCACCGGAGGAAGCCACCGCCCCAAGGCCGTCGAAGGCTGCGAAGACTGCAGCCGAGCCGGTGGTTGTCCCGCTCCCAGTTATTGTGGATCACGTGGAGGCCCCAGCCCCGGTCGCTGCGCCCGCAGCGGTTGAGTACCCCACACTGCAGAAAGCCGTGTTTGCCCTGGCAGCGAAGAGCCGCGAAGCAGCTGCAGCGGTGGCCGCTCACTTTGGCGTGAAGACGTTCAAGGAGCTGCCCGCCGAACAGTGGGCCAGCGCCCTCGAGGCCGTGCAGGAACGCCTGGCAATCCTGGAGGCCTGAGCCATGGGCGCGCACTCCACCTGGTCGGCCTCGGGCTTTGAGCAAAAGATGCTCTGCCCTGGTAGCCACGTCCTGCAGGCTGACTTGCCGAACACCAGCAGCAAGTACGCAGCCGAGGGCACGGCCGCGCATCAGATCCTGACCTATGCGCTGCAGGAGAATCTGCCAGCTGCGGCTTACATCGGCCGGCTGCTGCAGGTCGAAGGCTTCGAGTTCGAGGTCGACGAAGACATGGCCGGCCACGTCCAGACCTGCATCGACTACGTGCAGGACGCTGCCGGCGAGAACGGCGTGATCCTGGTCGACCAGCGCGTGAACTACGCGAAGTATCTGGACGTGCCAGAGCCGGAGGCCTGGGGCACTGCGGACGTGATCATCATCAGAGACGACGAGATCGTCGTCGTCGACTTCAAATATGGCCGGGGGTTTGAAGTATCGGCCGAGTCCAACCCACAGATGAGCCTCTATGCGCTGGGCGCCCTGCAGGCATGCCAGGGGCTTGTCGGTGACTTCAGACGGGTGCGCATGGTCATCAGCCAGCCGCGCATAAAGTCAGCGCCAAGCGAGTACGACCTGACGGTCGACGAGCTGGAGTACTGGGCGCACTTCGCCGCGCGAGGTGCAGTGGACGCATGCAACAACGCAAAAGTGGCGCCAGAGGCCGATGACTGGGTTGAGGTGTTCCTGACCCCGGGTGAGAAGCAGTGCAAGTTCTGCCGGGCAAAGGCTACCTGCCCAGCACTGGCCAAGAAGGTCGAGCAAACCGTTGGCGCTGACTTTGACGACATCGAAGTCACGGAGACCCGAGTCCGTCTGTTTAAAGAGGATGCCAGTTTCATCAAGCCTTCGCTAATTGCTTCTCACCTGGCCACGGTCGACCTGATCGAGGACTGGTGCAAGTCAGTGCGCGCCGAGGCCGAGCGCCGTCTGTTGGCCGGCGACACCGTGCCAGGCTTCAAGCTGGTGCAGGGCAAGCGAGGGAACCGGGCCTGGTCGAACGTAGCGGATGCTGAAGCCTACCTGCGCAAGACCGTCCGCCTCCCTGTCGAGAAGGCCTACGACATGAAGCTCATCAGCCCAGCCACGGCCGAGAAGCTGGCCAAGGCCGGCGACATCGGTGAGCGCCAGTGGGCCAAGGTCCAGGAACTCATCACACAGAAAGACGGGGTGCCACACGTGGCCCCTGAATCCGATTCACGCCCGGCGCTTGAGATCAAGCCGGTCGCTGAAGACTTTGATCTCATCGCTTAATTTCATTCACTAGGAGAGAAGACCATGGCAACCATCAACAACCCCGTCGGCCGCATCATGATCAAGAACGTGCGCCTGGCATTCCCGAACCTGTTCGAAGCTGCATCCGTCAACGGCGAAGGCGATCCGCGATTCGGCGCAACGTTCATCATCTCTGGCGATGACAAGCAGCTCGCGGCCATCAACGCGACGATCGAGGCAGTTGCAAAAGAGAAGTGGGCCGCCAAGGCCGACGTCAACCTCAAGGCGCTGCGTGGCAGCGGCAAGGTCGCCCTGCGCAACGGCGATGAGAAAGCGAACTATGACGGCTTCGAGGGCAACTGGTTCATCGCCGCCAGCGCCAAGGCCAACGCACGCCCCACCGTGGTCGACGGTCAGCGCCAGCCACTCATCGAGCGCGACGGCAAGATCTACGCCGGCTGCTACGTCAATGCATCGATCGAGATCTGGGCCCAGGACAACGCCTACGGCAAGCGCATCAACGCGACTATCCGCGGCGTGCAGTTCGTCCGTGACGGTGAAGCCTTCGGCGGTGGCCGCCCAGCTGGTGCCGATGAGTTCGACGAGATCACCGAGGGCGCTGGCGCTGACGACTTCGCATAAAAAAAAAAGCCCGCCGAGAGGCGGGCAATGCGTTGGAGACAATCGAAGTGAAAGCCCCCCGAGTGTAAGGGGGGCTCTTTTGGTGAGGGGCCGGGGTTTACCCCTAAGGCACTGCGGTGCGGTCCCTCGCCAAAGGAACGAAAGCACACAATGACAATTCTCTGGTTTGACTGCGAGACCTACAGCGAGTGCGACCTGAAGAGCGCCGGCACGCACGTCTACGCCGAGCACCCCAGTACCGAGATCACCGTGGCCCAGTGGGCCATCGACGACGGCGAGCCCATGGTATGCGACTGCACTGAACCCGCGCCGCACCTGATGCCCGCTCCGCTGGTCGCGCTGCTCAAGGACCCCACCATCACCGTCATTGCGCACAACTCCATGTTCGACCGGACCCTGCTGCGCCACTGCTGGGGCATCGACGTGCCTGTTGAGCGCTGGCAGGACACGATGATCCAGGCGATGGCCCACGGCCTACCTGGCAGTCTCGACAAGATCGGCCAGATCGTTGGGCTCGAGGCCAGCCACGCCAAGGACAAGCGCGGCCGCGAGCTGATCCAGTTGTTTTGTAAACCCCGCGCAAAGAATTCAACACTGAGGAGAGCGACTCGTGAAACACACCCCGAACAGTGGGCAGAATTTCTTGAGTACAGCCGCCAGGACATTGTCGCCATGCGTGCTATCAGCCAGCGACTGCCCACCTGGAACTACCGCGCCGGACACCCCGAGCTTGCCCTCTGGCACCTCGACCAGCACATCAACGACCGCGGCGTCGCCGTCGATCGAGACCTCGCTCACGCAGCAATTGACGCTGTGGCCCGAGAGCAAAAGCGACTGAAGGAGGAGGTCGTCGCAGAAACCGACGGCCTGGTGACAAGTGTCAGCCGCCGAGACCAGCTGCTGCAGCACATCCTCGAGGCCTACGGTATCGAGCTCCCCGACATGCGGGCGGACACGCTGCGCCGCCGGCTTGATGACCCGGATCTCCCGGCCGGTGTCCGGCTGCTGCTGTCGATTCGGCTTGAAGCAACCAAGACCAGCACAGCCAAATACGCAGCCCTGATCAAGGCCACCTCGCTCGATGGCCGACTGCGCAACACCATTCAGTTTGCCGGGGCGCTGCGCACCACGCGCTGGGCCGGTCGCATCTTCCAACCGCAGAACCTGCCACGCCCAGAGTATGGGTTCGATGAGGAAGCGCAGGACCTGGTGGTCGAGGCGCTGAAGGCAGGCTGCGCTGACCTGGTCTACAACAACGTCATGCAGCAAACCGCGAATTGCATTCGCGGCTGCATCGTCGCACCTCCGGGCAAGAAGCTTGACGTCGCCGACTTGTCCAACATCGAAGGCCGCGGCCTGGCCTACCTGGCCGGTGAGCGCTGGAAGATCAAAGCATTCCAGGAGTTCGACCAAGGTAAGGGTGCGGACCTTTACAAACTCGCTTATGCCAGATCGTTCAACGTCGACGCCAAGGACGTCAGCAAGAGCCAGCGCCAGATCGGCAAAGTTCAGGAGCTCGGCCTAGGGTATGAGGGCGGTGTCGCCGCGTTCCTCACGTTCGCTGTGGTCTACGACATGGACCTGGCCGAGCTGGCCCGTGCAGTCTGGGAGACGGCCAGCGCCGAAGCGCTCGAGGATGCGCAGGGCGTGTGGGGTTGGGCCAAGAAGAACAAGCGCACCCTGGGCCTGTCGAACGAAATCTACCTTGCGTGCGAGATCCTGAAACGTGCCTGGCGCGATGCACACCCGGCCACCGTTGCGTTGTGGAAGGCCGCTGGCGAATCCGTCCGCGCAGCAATCCAGAACCCAGGGGAATCGTTCCCGATCGGCCAGCACCTGAAGGCCCGCCGTGATGGCGCCTGGTTGCGCATCCGCCTGCCCTCGGGTCGTTACCTCTGCTACCTGAACCCGGCGATCGACGATGACAACTCGATCACGTACATGGGAACAAACCAGTACACCCGCAAATGGGAGCGCCTAAAGACCTACGGCGGCAAGCTCATTGAAAACGCCACCCAGGCGTTTGCGCGCGACATCCTGGCCTACAACATGCCTGCGATCGAGAAGGCCGGATATCAGATCGTGCTTTCGGTGCACGACGAGCTGCTGACCGAGGTGCCCGACACCGACGAATTCAACGTCGATGAACTCAGCCGGATGATGTCCACTGCACCCCACTGGGCGCCAGGAATTCCTCTTGCTGCCGCCGGTTTCGAGACAAAAAGATACCGAAAAGAGTGATCACTAACCTTTAGCAGTTGCTACACTTACGCACACACTAGGAGGCAACCATGGATGGGGCTGAAAACCGAAAGTTCGGGAACGAAGTTCGCAGGTTAATGCTGGGACGATCCATCGTTTGCCAGCGGTTTACCGGGGGTGATTGGGAAACATTCTGGCAAACAGATGTCGCGGACGAGAATTCAGATGCATTGTCCGCATTCGCGTGCCGGATCATGCAGCGAAAGCTGGCCGGACTGCCTGTCCTGCGTGAAAGGGTTGGTGATGCGTGAATCTGTGATCGAGGCTTACCTGGCCAAACGAGTGAAGGAAGCCGGAGGAGAGATCAGAAAGGCCGAATGGATCGGCCGGAGAGGAGCACCGGACAGGCGGGTGATGCTGCCCGGGAGGATGCCGGTCTGGGTCGAGCTCAAGGCCCCGGGCGAGAAGCCGACCGCGCAACAGATTCGCGAGCACAACAGGATGCGACGGCTGGGTGAACTGGTCGAGGTCATTGATTCAATCGAAGGTGTTGAGGAGTTTATGAAATGAAAAGACAAATTAAAATGGGAGCGATCTCTTACGCGCAGCTTGTCAAACTGATGTTTGAAGGTACCTACAGCTGTGAGGCGATGGCAGAAATCACGGGGCTGCACTACACCACAGTGCTGCAATACACCCGCGAGTTGCACATCGCAGGCGCGGCTCACATCTCGAGCTGGGAGAAGGACAGCCGCGGGCGCGACAGCGTCAAGATCTACAAGCTCGGCAAGGGTAAAGACGCGAAGCGCGAGAAACTCTCCAGCAATGAGCGCCAGGCCAGAGTACGCGCAAAGAAAAAAGCGCAAGCCCTGACGAACGTCATGGGTGGCACCGCCCAGTTTGTGCATGCGGGCAACGGCCGCCTGCGCGTGGAGTCGGTTGCATGAGTTGCCCCCTTTGCAAGGCCAAGGCTCATGTCCTCGAGACGCGCTGGAGCCCTAAGCAAAACGCAAAGCGCCGGCGCATGCAGTGCCTTGGCTGCAAATTTCGGTTCACGCTGATTGGCTCAACGTACCGCCGACCACGAGCCACCTCGGGTAACTCGCGGAAGGCCAAGCGTGCGTAGGCAGTTCACCCCCCGCCCCTATCACGGCCTGGCCATGGACCACCTGGCCAGGGTTCCGCGTTCGGCCATCTTTGCAAAGCCGGGCATGGGCAAGTCGGTGATGGCCCTGACGTTCCTCGACTACCTGCACAACGTGTGGGGAGAGGATCGCCCGTCCCTGGTCCTGGCGCCCCTGCGGGTTGCCCGGGACACCTGGGCCAACGAAGCCGGCAAATGGGATCATCTCCAGGGGCTGGAAGTCATTCCGATCGTCGGCACACCGGAAGAACGCAAGTCCGCCCTGCGCCGCCAGGCACCGGTGTACACCACAAACTACGACAACCTGGTCTGGTTGCGGGACCAGTTCAAAGGCAGGCCCTGGCCTTTCGCTACCGTGGTGGCTGACGAGTCCACGAAGCTCAAGGGCTTCAGGCTGCGCCAGGGAGGCGTTCGCGCCCAGGCCCTGGCACAGGTGGCCCACAAGCACGTCGAGCGCTGGATCAACCTCACAGGCACCCCCGCGAGCAACGGGCTCAAGGACCTGTGGGGTCAGACCTGGTTCCTCGACGCCGGCCAGCGCCTGGGGCGCACGTTCACTGCGTTCGAGAGCCGCTGGTTCGCCTACAAGCGAATAAAGGACGCGATCACCCACAAGCCAGGCATCAGCCCTGTGATCCTCCCCCACGCCCAGGACGAGATCCAGGAGCGGCTGGCGGACATCTGCCTGACGCTGGACCCTAAGGACTGGTTCGACCTCAAGGACCCGATCGTCAACGTGATCGAGGTCGAGCTCCCCTCCTCCGCCCGGGCGAAGTATCAAGAGATGGAGCGCGAGCTTTTCACGATGATCGAGGGCAACGAGGTCGAGGCGTTCAACGCCGCGGCTAAAAGCCAGAAGTGTCTGCAGATGGCCAACGGCGCCGTTTACCTGGAAGACGGGAAGACCTGGGCCGAGGTCCACACCGAGAAGCTCGACGCCCTCGAGGAGCTGGCCACTGAAACGGGCGACGATCCGATCCTGGTGGCGTACCAGTTCAAGAGCGACCTGGCTCGGTTGCTCAATCGGTTCCCGGATGGCCTGAACCTGTCCGAGCCCAAGGGCATGGCGCAGGCAATGGCTGGCAAGGGCAAGCTATGGTTCGGCCACCCAGCAAGCATGGGCCACGGGGTCGACGGCCTGCAGTACCACTGCAACACCCTGGCCTTCTTTGCCCAGGACTGGAACCTCGAATACCACGATCAGGTGCTCGAGCGCGTGGGGCCCATGCGCCAGCTGCAGGCCGGCAAAGAGCGGCCGGTGTTCGTTCACTACATTGTGGCCCGCAATACGATCGACGAGCTCGTAATGGCTCGTCGGGCATCAAAGCGCAGCGTGCAGGATCTGCTGCTTCAATACCTGAAAGGAAGAAAATGAAAGAGATCCCAAACTTCATCAAGAAGGTCCCGATCGGGGCCCTAAGCACCCAGATCGGGGGCGACCACTACAGCAAGCTGAAGATCCAGCCGATGGAATACTCCATGGCAAACAATCTGGATGCATGTCAACACACGATCATTAAGTACGTGACCCGCTTCCGGGACAAGGCAGGCGTTCAGGATCTGGAGAAAGCCCGGCACGTCATCGACATGCTGATCGAGTTCGAGAACAAGAAAGGAATCTGACATGCCCGGAGAATTTGACGCCGCGATCAACCAGGCTTTGGATGAGTACCAGGCAATGGCAGCCAAGGCCGCACTGCTGGACAAGCTGAAAGCAATGCTCTCCTCCCCCTCCACTGTCGATGAAGTCAGCCGCACCCGGCTGCTTGAATGGATCGAGGGCCAGGTGGCCTAGCGTTCCGCAGAACGTTCCGCAGATTCCGCAAAAGCGTTCCGCGGATTCTGCAAACCGTTCTGCAGATTCTGCAGAATCGTTCTGCAAATGCACACCGCGGAATCTTGACTTCCTGCCCCGCCTCGGTGCATCCTGCACTTGCTTCTAGCACTTGCTAGAACCGCATCGAGCGCGAAATCCCCCTAGCGCTCTGTTGGCTTTACATTTTTGTAAGGTCATACTATACATTATGCGTACAATGTGGGGTGTTTTGAGTTGAGCACTTGCTAAAGAAAGCTGTAGCAACGACCGAAAGGAAGATCGTGAAAAATGACCTCACCGAAGCCCGGCAGCCCCCCGAAGACTTTGCCGCCGACGCGCATCGCCTCGCATTAGAACTTGAGTGCCTGCTGCTGAGCACCAAGGACACGGCGGCCCTGAGTCGCTGGTGGGACTCGGCTCACGAGGCCTTGGAGCAACACCGCCAGCTCGTGCGTGACACCTATAGCGAACCACCAGCGAACCCAATGGCGAACCACGTCGAAACTTCTGGTTCGCCATGCCCAACCTGCGTGGCCCTGGCTCGTGCGGTCATGTGTGACCAAACAGGTCATGCCTGATGTGGTGCGAGCACTGTGGTTATCGCCGCGCCACGCGCGGGTCAATCCTGTGTCGCAAGTGCTTTTTTGAATTTGTGAAGGACCCGGAATGAAGCAATGTTGCTAAAGCGTGCAAGCCCGATCCGGTGCATCGTGCACGCAAACATAAGGCACGTTACACGTATGAGGCAAAACGTGAAGAACGGCTCGGAAGTGCTTGATCCGGTGCAGTAAATTAGGGTCAACTTTTTGATGGACCGAGGGTTGCCCCCGCCTCGGTCTATACATTATGCGTCCCCAAACGGGGGTTGACGGTTGAGCAGCTGCTACAGGAATCTGTAGCAGTTTTGAAAGGTAAACGATGATGGAAACCAAACTCTGGGAGGCTCGCCACCCGTACTACTGCACTGAAGGCAACTACTTCAGTTCGCAGAGCCACCACCAAACGATCTGGCCGTTCAAATCGTGGGCCGAGTTTCTGGACGAGATGAACGATAGCGACCTGGACTACAACCTTCTGTTCCGTTGGGACTGGCAGGAAGGTGAAGACCACGATCTAGGGCCGTACAGCGGCGACGACTACTACCGCAACGGTCGTCTGTTGCTGTTCTTCATGCACCAGCGCAAGGGTTACCACAGCACGAGCATTGTCGAGGTTTGCCGAGCGGACGAGCCAGCGGTGCGGGTGTGGCTTGCACCGCGCTTGGCGCATCTGCTGTCCCTTTGGTCGCCACTGATCACTGCAGAGTTTGGCAATTCGATATTTGCTAAAGCCGCGTGACCAGATTTAGCAGCCCTGGTGCATCCTGCACGCAAACATAATGAACCTTACACGTATCAAAAAAAAAAAACGTGAAGTTAGGCTCGGAAGTGTTTGATTCAGTGCAGTAAGTTAGGGCTAGAAAGTTGATAGTCCGAGGGTTACCCCCGCCTCGGTCTATACATTATGCGTACCGGAACGGGGGGCTTGACTAGAGCAACTGCTAAAGGAATGATTAGCAAATGCCCAAGCCTCCGACCGACTGGCACCCATCCCAGCGCCACAAACCCATCCCCGAAAGCCCGGTCAACAAGGCCCGCCGGCTGCGTGCTGAACGCATCGCCAAGGTCATCGCCGAGGCCAGCGTTCACCCGTTCCCGGCCCAGCCCGAGCGCCCGAGGCCCGTAGCCGTGCCGCCAGCGCCACCTGTTCCAGCCACTGCGCCCAAGCCGCCGCCGTTGGCGGTCATGGTCGTGATGGCGAGAGTACCCGAGGACACGCTCGAGGCTCCGCCCGCAGTCGCGGCACCACCTGAGGTGCCGCCCGCACCCGCCGCGCCAACGGAGTAGACCAGGGTCTGGCCGCCGGTGATGGGGTAGGTGCGCAAGGAGTAGCCGCCCGCGCCGCCGTCGGCCCCGTCATTGGCCGCCATGCCGGTGCCCGTTCCACGGGAGCCACCCCCGCCACCGCCCCAGACCGCGATCGTGACGCTGGTCGCGCCGATGGGTGAAGTCTAGGTGACCGCGGTCCCTGTCGTGTAGGTGCGGGTGACTGGGTTAAACGTAAACCCGCTGAGAGCCCTGGCGGCAAAGCTCATGCATAGGCTTTCGTTAACCCCGCATACCAGAAACCGGTCGCGGCCCGGTAGGTGGCCACCAGCAGGTCGACCGAGTTGGCCGCGGTCGAGAGCACCCCCGCCGCCCCGCCCGCCCACTTGAACGAGGTCGGCCAGGTCATGGTGCGCGAACCGGTCGCGTCCTGGGTGATGAACCAGTTGATCGTCTGGCCATCCTTCAGGTTGCTGAAGGTCGGCGCCGTGGTGACGTTGGCCGTGTGGGTGGTGGTGAACACGTTCGACAGCGCGCAGTTGATCGTCATCGCGGTGGCGCTGAAGGTCACCACCACAGGGGGTGTATGGGCGGCCGCAAACGCCAGTGGCGCATCGGTCGGCAGCATCATGCTGGCAGGTACTTGCGTGGTCATGAGTTTCCCTTCATCGCAGCCGCGGCCGCTGGAATAATTTTCTCGGCACTGCGCCCGATCACGTAGCCACCCAGGCCCAGCTGCACAATGTCCCAGAGCTTGAGGACCTCGGCCTCCGAGATCCCTGGCGCCGACCAGCCGAGCCAGCGCGCCACGATCAGCGCGCCGAAGGTCAGCATCAGGATCGGCCGCCAGGTGGCCGCCAGCCAGTGCTCGCTCGCTGCCTCGGTCTTGATGATGTCAGCCCGGGCCGTGAGCTCGGTGAGCTCACCCTTCTGGGCCAGCTCGAGCAGTGCGATCTTGGCCTGGTCGCGCTGGGTCGGGTCAGGCCAAAGCCTGTCAATGAGCTTGCCACCCACATCGAGCGCCGCAGAAAGAGGATCAAGTGCCATCATGCCCCCATCAGGTTAATGGCCACCCGCCTGGCCCAGCCTTTACCGAACGTCGACCAGGTGCCGAGCTCTGTCATGAACAAAAGCCTGGCGCCGTTGAACCGGGCCACAAACCGCGAGCCAGGCATCGACTGAATGGCCTGCAAGGTCTTAGGCCCGAGCTTGCCGTCGGCCGTCTCGCCCACCGTGCGCTGCAAGGTCTTGATCGCCGCACTCACGCCCGAGTTCACCGCCATGTCGAAAAGGTCGAACCGGATGGAGTCGGGCACCGCATCGCAACCGGCCGGCCCCCAGTAGTCGCGCAGGTAAATCTGCTTCGCCCGCGCCAGGCTGAGGTTGGCGATGTCCTCCCCCGGGTACGCACGCTTGCTGATCCCGTAGCGGGTCTCCCCGCCTGGATCACGCGGGTCGTTGACGTAGCCACCCTCGTGGCCAATCAACCGGGTGAATGCTTCATCGAACTGCATCAGCTGATCTTGACGTGCTGGATCACCCAGGTCGCCGCGCTGCCAAGTGTGCCGGCAATACCGGCGATCATCGCAACCGCTCGCCACCCGCCCTTGGCCTCGGTCAAGGTGTCACGCACCGAGTCCATGGATTTGGCCAATTGCTCGAGGGTGTTGGCCAGTCGGTCAAGATCCCGACGCTGTGCGACTACCTCCGCACGCAGTTGTCCGAATTCAATGGGGTCGATCATGATGGTGTCCATTAGTTCAATTCTTTTCTTTACGCCCAGTAGTTCGCGATTCACTTGCTTCACGGTTTGCAAAAACACGTTCTTCGCAGTGCTCGCGTTTTGACTCATTCACACCTCATTACTGCATGTTGGGGTCAGCCATCACAGGCCGTTCGCTTGGATGAACATCATGATCGCGTTGTAGATCGCAAGGTTGCCCGCAGTGTTGGGGTGTATGCCATCGCCGCTGTCGTAGGTTGCGTTCATCGAGTTGCCCGAGCCGTACAGCGTCGCGTAGATGTCGATGTATTGGTACCCCAGGGACTTCAGCCAGGTGTTGAACGCTGGCGTGTTGCTGTTGCCATTCGGCGGGATTGTCATAATGATCGGCACGATCCCCGCCGCGACAAACTTCCCAAGTAAGTTGATGTAATTCGCTTGCGTGGTGGCCAACGGCACGCTGGTCGAAACATCGTTCGTGCCGAGCATCACAAAAGCATACTTGGGCCGCATGGCGGTGACGCTGTAGGCAGGGCTAATCCAGTCGCTGACTTTTGCAGCCGGCGCGCCGCAAACAATCACGCCGTTGGGGAACTGCGTCCGCATGAGTTGAGGAAAGCCATCTGCGAAGTTCGTCGCGAACCGACCTTGGGTGATCGAGTCACCAACAAAAGCGAATTTTGCGCCCGGATATTTTGAGTACACCTTGAGCGAGTTCAGTGCGAACACGCCCGTGGTCATCCGGACAACAGGTGTCACAAACATCCGGGGCAGTTCGAAGGACGTCGCCGGTAGCACCATGGTCAGCGTAATGGTGCGAAGTGATCCTGCGCCATACGTGAAGTTAAAGGTCAAGACGTTCGCGGCGTAGACCAGCTGCACAACGACCTTATCGCCCGCGGTGAATGACACCCCCGTGCTGTCCGTTGTCAGCGGCGAATTGTTCGCCAGTATGCGAGCAAAGAATTGCGCCGCAGATCCTGGGTGGGCTTTCACCTCGCCCCCAAACAGGGTGGACGTGTTGGCCAAAAAACCCGTGCAGAATCCTATTGCATCCGCTGCAGGAAACGAGGTGACGGTGTACGTTCCTTCGATCGTCCAGTTGTCGAAACAGAACTGGAGAAGATTGCCGTCGGGCTGCTTGACCTTGATGTCAGAAACCGTTGCCGTCGCCGCGCTGAATGCAGCCTTCGACGGCGTGACGGTCAGCGCGGCGTTGGTCGGGTACTGGGTCAGTCCCGTGAACGTGTCGCCGGCCGATGTTTCAAAAAACACCCCTGTTGCCGGTGAGCTGACGCTTAGGCCGTTCACCGTCTGCTCCAGCGTCTTGAGCGAATTTCCGATGCTGCCGACTGAATATGAAACGGCGGCCGAGTACGAAACTAACGACGCATCGGACACCCCTTGAGGCAACGCCTGAAGATACCGGACCAGAATTTTTGCGCCGTTTGGCGGCGCGGTGGTAAACGTTATTGTCTGTCCGCCGGTCCAGGTGTAATCGGTGCTGGGGAGCTGGGTCACCCCGCCAATTGAAACGTCAAGATTTGCCAGCACGCCGGGGTTGGCAGATAGCCCGAACGCAGTGGTCGAGCCGTTTCCGGTATAGACGTCAGCCTTGGCCGTGCCATAGGCGACAATCGACGCCAGCGTGGTCGGGTCAAGGTTCTGCAGCGCCGTCCCAGACGAATCCCAAGCGATAACTTTTCCGGATTCAGGTGCGGGGAGTTCGACAGAGATGTTGGGCGCGGACCCAACAGGTAGCGTCATCGCGCGGTCCAGATTCTCCTTCAGCTGCTGCAGCTGCATGGTGGTCCGGTCGAGCTGGTTCTCCAGGGCAATCGGGGAGAAGTTGCCGCCGCTTGGAAGATCGAGCGGCTGGTCATAGTCGAGGTCGCCCGTGAACGTCAGCGTCTCGCCGGAGGCCAAAGCGTTGCCGGTGATCGGGTAGGTGATCGTGCCGCCAGGGCTTGCGTCCTGGTCCACGTTCAGCGCGACGGTGTAGTCGCTGTTAAGAACAAGGACGGCGTCCCCGGTGCTGATCGTCTTTACCACCTGGACATCGGAAGCAGCGAACACCTTGAAGGTGAACGGGAACGATGTCGTGCTGCCGTTGCCGTTGAACGGGCCGGCGCGCCGCGAGGTTGCGGGTAAAGTCATTGCGGGATCTCCGAGTTCAACGAATGGTAGGGGGTGGCGAGCCCCCTATCCGCACGTTATTGCTTGCTCTCTGGGCTTGGGGTGCCGGTGAGTAACCCCCGCGCGAGATCCCCTGGACCGGTGGGGCTGATCTTGTCGTCCTCCATTCCGGCCAGGTAACCGATCGGCCTGGCGAACGCGATGGCCGGCAGCCCTGTGACGATGCTGACCGCACTCGCCACGTCGCGGACGGCGTTGCGGGCGTTAAGCTTGTCGGGGTCGGCAATTGCGTTGTAGACGTCCAGCGGCACCCCCACCGCGGACTCAAGCAAACTCACCGCCGGCGACAGGCTCATCTTGTCGTCTGCGGGGTTGCTGTTGAACCGATTGATGGCGGCGTTGGCCAGCTGGCCGATGAACGGGACCATGGCCAGCGTGCCCTTGATCGTGCCCATACCGAACACCGCGGCGAGCCAGTCGTCCAGGTAACCGTCGTCGTCCTTGTCCTCTGGGCCCCCGCGCATCGCGATGGCGATCGCCTCCGCCATCCAGAGCGGAGCCAACATGCCGAGAGTGACAATTCCCAGAGCTTTTCCTGCGCCCTTTCTGAGGCCCTGCTCCTGCGCGATTTGCTTGAGCGCGGTCGCGTTCGTGTTGGCCATCATGTTGAAGTAGCCCACGAACTGCGTGAACACTCGAGCGTAAGCCGGGCCCGTCTCGATGCGGCTCACGTCCTCAGGCAGGGTCGAACCCTGCGTTTGGCGAATGAGCGAGTCGGCATATTTCACCGCCTCGGCATCGTCCATGTTCTTGGCCAGGGCTGCGTTGTAGCCGGCCGTCCAGATTATCGGCTCCATGGTGTTGGCCATGGCCGTCTGCAGGAAATAGGAGTGCTTCAAGGCCCAGGCCTGGCTCTTCTCGTACAGGCTGGGGTCCAGAAGAATGTCGTCCATGGCCCCGTTGATCGCCGAAATCTCATTCTCCATCCGCGCTGCCATGAAGGGGCTGGCAGCCGCCACCGACCTGGCCATCTTTCGGGGTCCGGCGATAAACATCGCCGTCGACCGCGTAAGCTGCGACTGAAGGCCGTCGGCCTTGAGCTTGGACATTGCGGTCAGAAAGCCGGTGGTCTGCTGCAGGGTGTTGCTGATGTTGCCAAACATGAGCGCCATGCCCGCCCGCGAGCGAGCTGCGGAGAGCACTCGAGAAATGCCGCCATCACCCACGATCGGGGTTTCGACGATCTGGCGGGCGCTGCGGTTGAGCCAGGGGGTCAGCATGCCGGCGTAGATCGTCGGGTCAATGCGGCCCAGGCTGTAGCTCACACCCTTGCGGGAGAGCAACTTGTTCACGTCGCGCACCGCGGGTTCCATGTGCGTGAACAGCAGCACCTTGTCGATGTGCTGGCCGATCGTGCGCAGGTCCAGCATCAGGGGGCGGTTGTACTCGACCCGCCCCTTGGTGAACCCTTTGTTGGTGCCCGGGAAAGAGAACGCCATGTTCTCGTTCTCGGTCGTGGCCAGATCGCGCAGCGCGGCGTCCTGGACAATGCGCGGGTCGGCCTGGGCCGGGACGTAGCCGCCGCGGTAACTGCCGAACGGGGTGTCGAAACTGTCAGCCGTGACCTCGGCAAAATAGCGTCCGAACACGTCGCGGTGAGTCTTCTGCGCCGCGGGCTTGGTCTGCTCTAGCAAATCCCACACGCCCTGCGCGAAATCGTAATGTGCCTTGGTCAGCAGCCCCGTGTCCTGCATGCGCTTGACGAAGGCATCCCACTTGCTGGTGTCCATCGTGCCGTCGGCGTTCTCTGTGGCCCAGCCACGGCCCAGCAGCAGCTTGCGCTTGTTGCTCTCGTTGCCGGTGTGCAGGACTGCGTGCAGCAGCTCGGCGTGGCCGATGCCGTTGTGCCCCTTGCCAAACGTGTAGCGGAGCTCTGGCGCCTCGATCAGGCCCTTCTTGAGGGACGGCGCCACCGTGTCGATCAGCGCCTGGTAGGCCTTGCGATACTTCACCCGCTCGGTGCGGTAGGTGTCGGCGGCCTGCTTGATGGGCTGGAACACCAGCCGGGTGAACTCCTTGCCCATCCCCGCAGCCCACTGTTCAGTGCGGCGCAGCAAGGACCCGGCAAACTGCAGTGTCCGCTTGGCCTTCTCCGAGGGCGTGATGGCGCTGGATTCTCCAGGGATGGAATCGGGCACGCCGATCGCCTGCATGCGGGCCTGGAGCTCGTCCTCGGCCTCCTGCATGTCGATCAGGTTGCCGTCGACCTCCATCATGCGTGAGCGCTTCGCCAGGTGCCACATGGCCTGGATCTCTTCGTGCAGGCCGCGCAGCTCTTCCATCGTCAGCGACTCGAGGGGCTGCGCCATGTTCAGCGCACCCTGCACGCTGGGCTGCAGTGCTGCGAACATCGCCGGGTCGTTCTTCTCGACCAGTGCCAGGTACTCGATCGCGTTCTTGCTGGCCTTGGGTGCGGCGCCATAGGCGCCAAGCACCGCGCGAGCCGCGTTCACCACGTCCGGGTCGCGGCCCTTCTCGACGATCTTCTCGTTGCCATCCTTGTAGACGCGCTTGAAGAACTCGAGGATCTTGCGCATCTCGGCCTGAGCTTCCAACGCTGCCTTGGCGGCGGAGTTGTTGAGCATCTGGTCCTGCTTGGCCTTGACCGCGTCGGCGGTCTCACCCTTGGCGGTGTGCTCCTGCCAGCGCTTGCCGGCGCGGCGTTCGGCGGCGGTGTGCTGCGCTGCCTTGCTCTTGAGGTCGCGCAACGGAGTGCTGGCAACCACGTTGGCTGCGAACTGTTTGGCGGCTTCGAGCAGCGCGTTGACCGTGATCTTGTTGCCCGCCGCGTTGAGCTGACCGGTGTCGGTACGGGCGTTGATCGCTTCGGCCTGGCTCTTGAGTTCAGTGGCCAGTGAGCGAGCGCGGGCCTCGTTGTGGACTGCTTCGTTGGCGGCCTGCTCGATCGAGCGCTGGTCGACCAGGTCGCCGTGCTGCTCAAGCATGCGCTGGTCTGTCATGCCTTCGATGACGTCCGACTTCTTGCCGATGGCGTCGATCGCCTGCAGCATGGTGTCCGCATCGGGATAGCCAAAACTGTCAGCGATCGTTGCCAGATCCGCATCGGTCGGTGCTGCTTTGGTGTCTTTGCGAATCTGATCCAGCGCTGCCTTGGCCCGGAACTCTGGCATCGCGTTGACTTCGAGCGTGACCTCCTCCTCCACCCCCTTGCGCAATTCGGCGGCCTGCTTTTGCAGCGCTTTGATCGCCCTGCTGCGGGCGTTCACAGTCCACTTCAGATCGCGCAAGGACCTGGCTGTGAGCTTCTCCATTGCTTCCGCCGTGGCTTCGTCGTCGGGCAGAAGGCCCGCGACTCTCTCCGCCTCGGCGATCTGCACATCGCTGGCCAGCATCCGATCGAATACCTGGCGCACTTCGTCGGACAGCTGGATGTTGCCGTCAGGGTGCCCAGCGACGAACGCCTTCAACGATTTATAGACGTTGAGCATCCAGGCGCGGAACTTACGGAACAGCGGCTGCAGCTCTACGCTTGGGGCCTTGCCCTCGAGGAGGTATTGCTCGAAGGATTCTGCAAAGCGCTCGTGGTACTGGCGCTTCTGATCCAGGGTCATCGCGTTCCAGACTTCCAGCGGGGTGCGTCCTGCTGGTTGCGTGTTGTCTGTTGGTAGGTTGCCGTCTTGGGCTAGCAAGTTGACGCTGGCGGCGTTATCCGGGTCAAAGGCGGCAAATACGCTGCGCAACTGTGACGGATCCGCCAGCACGTATTCTTTGCCACGGATAGCATTCTTGGCGTCTGAGTGCTTTACCGATCCTTTGCGGCTGATTGCGTCATCTCGCACCAGCGTGTCGTAGCCCATCTTTTTGTGCTCGGGCACGTAACCCGCGGGCAGCGGCGCTCCCAAAGGAAGACCGGGGCGCATCGGAAACGGCTCGTTGCGTGCAAGAACTTTACCGGGCTTGATAAATACTGGAATAACGCTTTTTTGGAATCTTTGATTGGGTTTGCCATCAACAAAACCGTATTCGCCAAACCGATCAAGGTAGCGGCTTGCCATCTCTGGGTTGTCCGTCACCGAGACGCCGCTAGTGCCCGTGTAACCCATGAAATTGCCAGCGGGTTTGAATCCTTTAATGTCGGCCAGCGTGGAGTGGTAGAGCACGGTGTCGGTGTCAAAGCCCATCGCTTTGGCGCGAGACATACGCCCTTCGGTTGACATGTCCAGCCCTTTGGCGACGGCTGCCAGCCATTCCGCTGCCTCACCAGAATCTTGACCTGCGTACCCCGCGGCGGCCGCTTGGTTAAGCACTCCGCCTGCATCCTCCCCACCAACGGTCTCGTCGCCCTTGATCCCGAACCACTTCATCAGCGCGGCCATGTCCTGCTGGATATCCGCAGGGGCGCCTGGCTGTGTCGCCAGGTCGGCCATCACCTCGAGGAAGAAGTGGCCGGTCTCGTGCAGGAACGTGGAGAGGTCGGCGTTCTCGTTGAGCGCCAATTCCAGCGTGCCGGGGTTGAACGTGCCGCGGGGCCCCTGCTGCAGTTCGCCGCCCTGCTCCACCATGACGCGCGCCGGCACGCTGGTGTAGCCAAGCTGGCGCAAGGCGTAGGCCCGGTGCTGGCCTTCGGCGACATAGCGCGAGCCGTCGGCGCGTTGCGCCACGAACAAAGGCTCGATGGAACCGTTTTTCTTGATCTGTTCGGCCAGGGCGGCGATGCGCTTCTGCTCGGGCTCAGAGCGCAGAAACGCGGAGTCCTGCAGCGTGACTTCGGTCAGCGGAATCTCGCGCACTCCCGGCTGAATGGTGAACGGGCCATCGGCGAAAGCCGAGGCCGCGCTCACTCTGATGTCTGCGGATGAGCGACGCAGCTTCAATCCTTGGAAATCTTCGATCCGGGGGAACTCGACGCGCTGCTCGAGCACGCCCTGCTCTGCCATGTCGCCAACAAGCCCTTCGCTCCAGGTCCACTCGGGCATGAGCCCTGTCTTCTGATCAGCAAAGACAGTGTCCTCAACCTTGGCAGTTTGATTGGTGGCCCCGTGCGGCCCAAAGTTTAGCCAGGAGTTTTGCCCGCGGGTCTCGCTGGTGATTGCGCCCTGGGCGCTGCCGGTGAACAGGCGGATGTGTGCCTGCCAAGCGTTCTCTTCGCCCTGGGCGCGGAAGCCTGCACCCTCGAGCCCGTGGCCGAATGCGTCATGCACGGCACGGAATAGGTCGTTGGCCAGCACCGGCTTGAGTTCGCCGTCGGGTGAACCGTAGGCCCAGGTGATGCCTGTGTCGGCCATCAAGGGGTTGTCGGAGACGTCCACCTCGGTGGCGCCGCTGCCGAACCCTGCGACCGTTGGAAACACGCCCATGGTCTGGGTCGAGCGCAGGTCGCGCATCGCATCCCAGGGGCTCTTATAGGGGTCGTTGGTGGGGTCGATGAACCAGAACTTGTACCCGGCAGCTTCGAGGGCTCGGTACTGCGCCAGGGTCTGGCGGATCAGGTTATCGTAGGCTTCTCTGACCGCAGGGTCCTGCGGGTTGTGCTGCATCGCCTCATAGGCGGCAGCAATCCGAGCGGCGCGCTCGGGGTCGACAGTTACATATTCGGCTTGTCGCTTGAGGTTGATGCCGTTGTCGCGGGCGTACTGCTCTGCGACTGAGGCGAGTCGGGGGTCTGGCCCTGTTGCGCCTTCAATGACTGGAGCGCCCGGAAGCGGCGCCGGTCCTGCACCAGGACTGCGTCCGCCTCTGTCTCCGGCTTGTTCAAGTTGTCCATTTACTTCTCCAGTTTGGTTGGAGGTGCCGGCGCCGGAATTTCCTCCAACCCCATCTCCACCCGGCGATTGAACGCCCGCAGTTGCTCGTCCGCTTCCTCTTGCGAGTCTACGGGCCTCAATGTCGGATCGAGCTCGTTCGATGGCTGCGTTGATTTCGTCATCGGAGATTCCTTGTTGGCGGGCAAGCGCGACGGCAGCGTTGGCATAGTCGGGAGCTTCTTCGTCATTGTACCCCTCCGCGTCCTGTTCCTGGGCGCCAGCTGCGTCGTACAACGTCTTTTCCGGGTACCACATCAGGGCCTGGAAGTCAGCCATCGTCAGGCTGGGGTGGTCCTTCTGAAGCTCCGTCAGGACGTCCTGGGAGACGGCGCGCATCATATCTCGACGGCGCGAGCCACCCGGCACTTCGATCTGCCCGTCGAGGTTGCCGTAATATGCCTTGGCGGCCTTGCGCAGCTCGTCGCCGATCGACACAAAGTCCTTCAGCTTGCCCCGTGCAGAAGCCGCTGCGGCCTCGCGCTCGGGCGTGGCCGGCAACACGTCGTCCAGGGCGCGGCGCACGTTTTCGGCCGAGGTCGCCTTGATGATGGCCTTGGCCATTTCAACAGGATTGCCTTTGCCCAGCCGCGTGCCGATGGCTTGCTCGACTGCGCGGGTCGCTGCCTTGTCCTCCTTGATCATCTCGATCAGGGAGACAAAGGAATCCCGGGAGGCTTTGATCTTGTCGCGGTCAACCTCCACCAGGTCGCCGGTGATGCGGCCCCACATGCGTACCCACCAGCGATCCATCGTCAGCTGGCCAAACTCACCATACAGGTTCATGAAGAACCCGTTGCCGATCTTCGGGCCGACAACGCCGGCGCCGTAGACCATTGTGTCCATACCCTCGCCGCTTACACCACGGCCAAAGTCCGCCTTGACCTGGCGGTTGGGTTGCAGGGTGGTGGCAAACGCCTTGAACTTGTCGTAGCCCCAGCGGGCGCTCAGATTGTTGTAGGTGGCGAGAGCCTCGTGGATCTTGCTTGCGGTCGGGCCGATACCGATGCCGGAGGTCGGCATCGTGCGCTTGGCTGGATCGGCGTCACTGGCTTTCCACTGCCCGTAGGCACGGTTGGCCATCTCAAAGTTTTTGTCTACTTTGACCCCATTGCTGGTCACCGCCAGCGCCCAGGTAAAAGCAAACCGTGCTTGCTCGTCGGTCGAGAGTTCAGGGTGAACCACGGAGGCGACAGCCAGCGCGATGGTCACCTTCTCGTCGTACCAGCCGATCGCGTTTGCGTTGGTGATAATCGCTTCACGCGCCTCTTTTAGCATCTGCCGGGTGATGTACGCACGGTTCTCGGGCGTGTCTTGGCGCAGGTCTCGCGTGCCCGTGACCGCACGAACAGCGGCCTGAATCGCCATCTTGAAGTCGCGGTTCGACGGCCACTGACGCGAAGCAGCAATTACCCGGGCGTTGCTGACATCCGCGGCGTCGCTTACTGCGGCTGGCACTGGGCGTTCAGCGCGCTGTGCATAGCTCTCTGCCGGCGTCGCGGCCTCGAACGCCTTGACCAGGTCCGACTTGTAAAGGTTCTCGTTGGCATTGCCAGCGAAGATGCCAGCGGCCTCAAGCGCGGCGTGAACCTCGGGCAGCTGGGCCTGCAGTATTTCGCTCCAACGAGCCCGCGTGGGCGAGCCTGAGGGCAGCCCCTTCGCAGCGTTCAGCGCGTCGACAATCGCATCGCGCCCCTTGCTCTCGCGTGCTTGCGGAGCGGGAACAACCTGGCCCTGCAGTTTGGTGGCGGGGCCGATCGCTTCCGTGGGGATGGTCTGCTCGCCCAGCATGATGACCTGGCCGGATTGTGTGCCCTCCATGCGGGTTAGGTAGCCTGAGAATCCGGCATCCAGCACGGCTGACTCAAACGCCAGCTGGCCCCCCTTCTTCAGACGCAACGGATCGGCGTCGGCGTCGTAGACGTTGGTGAGCTGTGCTTTCTGCGCAATCCCACCCACGCCGGCCTCGGGATTGATGCCTGTGCCCTTGTCCACATAAAAGTACGCACGCCTGCGCAGGCGGTCGTCTGCTGCGTTCAGGTACTGGTCTCGGTTGTTTCCCTGCAACCCCGTACCAAACATGGCGGTGTCGATCTGTGGGCGCGGTTCGTTGCTGAAGTGGAAGCCCTCGACAGCAATTTCCCCGACCTTGCCAGCTTTGAGTGTTTCGCCCTGCCCGCTCTGGGCCGTAATGCGCAGCGGATACCTTTCGGCCATCTGCTCAGGCGTAATGCCCAGGCGACCGGCCATCGTCGTATAGAACGCGGTGGTCCAGGTTGCGTATGCCTCGTTCACCTGCGCGCGGAACCGGCCAGCGGCGTTGAGCTGGTCGAGCACGCCCTGCTTCACCCGGTCGCTCGACTCTTGCATGGCGCGCTGATCTTGGGCCTGGTCAATTACTCGTTTCGCTTCCTGCTGCAAAAACTCCTGAGCTTTGGCGCTTGCGTCCTTTGCTTCGGCCAGGCTCATGGAGTTGGGACCAGCGACGCGGGCGTTCTCGATGAAAAACTGCTCGAGGGGTGTGCCTGGCGCGACCGTCAGCACATCACCCACGGGCACCGAGATGAGTGTGTCCTCCGTGACTTGCGCGGCCAGCTGTTCCTGCACGGAGGCAGGCATCTGGGCCAGGAGCTCTGGCGCCAGCTGGTTCAGGACCCCGGCGTCGATGTAGACCTCAGAGGGGGCGCCGTTGGTGCCTTCCGCCATGGACTGCACCAGGGATCGGAACTCCTCGGGGCTTTGTTCGCGAAGGGTCGCCTGCATGGCCGCGGCCATCTGTTCCTGCAGCCGTTGCGCGTGCTGCTCGGCGCTGGTGGTGTCCATCTGGCGCTCAAGCACGTTGCGCGTGCCCTGGACGACACCGCCCGTTGCAAGCCCCGCCAGAAGACCCATCGCGGCGGCCTTACCCACGCCCTGCCCGAGGGGCTTATCGGTGGCCCAGTTCTGCCACATTGTTTCTTGGACTGACTGAGGCAGTTCCTCGAACAACCCTTCGGAGATCCCCGCCTTAGCAATCGAGGAAATGAATCCTTGCTTTGCGGCCGATGCGGTGGCCTGGTCGAGGCCGTTTCGGACAAGTGCGGTATCAATGTCGGCGAGGCCCCGCTTGCTGGAAACCCAGCCACCCACTGCGCCAAACAACGCGGTGCCGGCGCCGGACATCGTGGCCGCCACGATTTGCTTTACGCTCAGGAGCCCATCGTCGGTTTGCTGGCGGATTTGCTCTGCCGCCCCGCCTGCGCCCATCACACCCTCGCCGAGCGCAGCTGCCAACCAGGGGGCCGCCTTTGGGGCGTATTTCAGAAACTGCTTACCCCAGAAGCTCCCGCCCAACATCTGTGGCACCGATTCAACGGCGGTGTTGGCGATGGTGCTGGGGTTCTGAAGGGCTGCCGCGGCGGTGGAGACAAAGTCCTCCGCCTCTTGAACTACCAGGTTCGCTTGCTGTTGGGCGGGCGAGTACAACGAATCGAGAATTTCTTGGGTCTCGCGAAACTTGATGCCGGACTGTTCGACCAGCTTGCCTGCGTAGCCAAAGGTCGGAATGTTGGCCAGGCCGACAAAGGATTCCGGCAGTCCGACGGCGGCCTTTAGCGCGGTGACTCCTGCATCCCCTAGCGTGCCCATGACGGTTCGATCAAACGCCTTCTCCACCGCGGCCAGGCTCTTGGCATCGGTTGCGGCCAGTCGCGCCTTGTCAGAGTCAGACAGCCAACTGCGAAGGACGGGCGCCTTCTCGGTGAACAGGTCCACGTCCTCGGCTTTAGCCCGCGCCTTGTAATCGTCAGGCGCGGAGCGAATCACAGGGACCGGCACGCTGTAGCGTTTTGCGAGCTTGAAATATTCCGCCTCTTGGGCCGGGTTGGCGTCGGCGTTCAGGCGAACGGCCAGGGAGGGGTTTGGCTTTGGGTCCTCAAAGAGGTCGGAATAATCGCTCATCGTGCAAACCTTTTCTGTTCGAGGCCGCGCTGGTAGGCGCGCTCGACTGCTCGCATTCTTTCGGTTTCGTTCCCGTATATGCCGCCACGGGGGTGCATTGCGTCGTATTGCTTTTCCAGGTCCGCACGAATGCCTGCGGGGATCTTGTCGAACGGGGTGCTGATGAACGTCTTACCCGCCAGGGTTGGATCGGTCGCAATCTGATATCCACGTTTGACGTTCTTGCCAATGCCCAAAAACCCGCTGCCCTGTTCGTAACCTTCTCGCAGCATGTCCATGCCGATCTCCCGCATTTGCGCAGGAGTCAGAGGCCGATCTGGCTGGGCCCGCTGGGCGTCGTCCAGGGCCTGGGTCAGGGCGCCCATGAAATTTTCGTAGTCCTGCGCCTTCTTGCTGCCCTCTTTTGGCGTCAGGTCAATTCCCGAGGCCAGAATGGTTCCCTTCACCATGTCGACTGTTTGCTTCAGTTGGCGCTGAGAGTTGAGCGCCTTCGCATCGCTCCTGCTGATGCTGCCCTGAATTTCTGTCAAATGGTTCAACTGGGCGCGGCTGACGTAGGGCTGAATCTTGGTCAGGTCGAGATTGGCGAATTCGGCGGGGTTATCCATCGCCATCCGGCGGTAGGTGTAGTAACGACCAAACTCCTCGGGGTCCTGCTTTCCTTCGGCGTCTGCTTTCGCCTGGCGGGCCTTCGCCTGCAACCAGTCGCGCATCTGCCTCTCCTCCTCGGGCGCGCGGGCGCGAAGCGCCTGCTGTATCGAGGGATCGATTCCGTTGA